AGTTGCCTAAACAATATTGGGCTTCGCTTGTGAACGTGCTTAACGGTGTGCATGGAAACATGTGCTAACGGTGAAGGCTAGAGCCGTAAAGGTATGCTAATACCGTGCTAAGTTCAGAACAATAAAAATATAAAAATATTGTTCTGAAAAAGTGTAACGACTAATTGGTGGTGAGTGTAGCCAGAGTAGGGTTGGAGATAAGCACCAATCCGAAGTGCAAGCGCCATAACAAATGTTATGGGTGAGATAGTCTAAACCCCTAAAAAATATCGGGAAACCGAGGGTACTAATTGGATATTGACGTCGATTTTGAAACAGATAAAAGACAGCAGGTTATTGATTATGTTGTGAATAAATACAAAGGAAGAGCAGTACAGATTTGCTCATATGGGGAATATAACATTGATAATTTAGTTAATGATCTTGCAGGTGTATGTGGATTAGAAACAACAGGAAAAGATATTGATGATTTTGACAAAGACCAAAACAAAAAGATTATTGCAGAGATTAAAAGATTTGTACATGAGTATGAGATTGAAGGAAAGTTAAATATACAGCTAATGTGTGAAGATGTAAGAACAGATGAATATAACAGTCAGTATGATAATATTATTAAACATTTTTGTAAGATGTATGGAAAAATTAGGTATTTAGGAAAACATGCGGCAGGGGTTGCAGTTGTTGGTTCTGATATTTCAAATTATACTTGCATGATGCGAAGAGGAAAAGACGGTTTTTCAAGTTGTTATGATCTGAATGATTTGGAGCATATAAACTGTACAAAATTCGATATGTTAGGATTAAAAACATTATCAGAGATTAAGGAATTGCAAGAATATACCGGACATACAATTAGCGAAGGAGACAGAGAGGAACAAGAAATTTATGATTGTTTCAAAGAAGGAAAAACTGATGGAATATTTCAGATGGAGAAATCAGCACCAAAGAAAATTCTTGATATGATACAATGTGATTGTATTGATGATGTAATAGCGGTTAATGCTTTAAACCGTCCTGCGCCACTACAGTTAAAAATGCACGAAACATATTCATATAACAAATTATCTGGAAAAGTTGATACAAAATCCCCATATTATAAGTATACGAAAGAAACATACGGAACAATGTTATATCAAGAGCAAACAGTCGAGGTTGCACAAAAGTTAGGACATTTAACACCAGAACAAAGTTTTGATCTGTTAAAGATTATGAAGAAAGCAGAAAATCTGAATAAGCCAGAATATGTTCCAATTATTGAACAAATGCGGAAGGACTTTTTTGCAGGATGTAGAAAAGAAGGATTGACAAAAGAACAGGCAACGGAAATCTGGGGAAGTATGTTAATCTACGGATTTAATAAAGGACATTCAACAGGGTATGCTTTGATTAGTATAGATCAAATGTGGTACAAGATACATTATCCTGCAATTTTCTGGTATGTAAAAATGAAGTATGCCGGAAATGATGCTGATATTTTTAAATATTCACAATTTGCAGTAAAAGATGATGTAGTAGTTATGTTACCACATGTAAATCAAACAGCATTGACAAGTATGAGAAATGTTGATGGGGAAAAAGTAATACAGCAAGGATTATCTGTTATAAAAGGAGTGGGAGAAAAAGCCGCTGATGCAATCGAAGAGGAAAGAAAAAAGAACGGTGATTTTTTAGATTATGATGATTTTTATGATAGATGTAAAGGCAGAACCGTGACTACAAGAGTAATAGCAATTTTGAAAGAGCAAGGTGCACTTGAATTTAATGAAAAGCGTTATATGTCAAGGGTAATTAAATACAACAGCAGTTTATTAGGGAGGTAAAAGAAATGGAACAAAAGGAAGAAAGGTGCAGTAATTGTGTTTTTAACAGATTTGATTTAGAGTTGCATAGATATTATTGTAGCAATGATTTTTCAGATTGTTATGAAAGCACAACAGAATATAATGACAGTTGTGAATATTGGGAAGGGAAATAAAAAAATGGAAAAAGAAATTATTGATAATGTAAATCATCCGAAACATTATAAGGAATGCAGTATTGAATGTTTTGACAATATGTTAATTATTTTTGGTGCTGATGCAATGGCAAAATATTGTTGTATCAACGCATACAAATATTTGTTTCGGTATAAATCTAAAAATGGTTTTGAAGATTTAAAAAAAGCAAGATGGTATATGGACAAGTATTACGAATTGCTTGAAAGCAATGAAAATGTTATTGGTTTTGAAAATGCTGATGAATTAAATAAAACTCTGTTAAACCACACAACTACAGCAATGCTAAATGGGGTGTTAAACAATGGCTAAACAAATGAACAAAGAAGCAATCATGAAGTTATGTTCAGATATTGCAAACAAAGAAGGTGAAGGAACAGTTTACAGCCTTGGAAGTAAAAAAGCTGTTTTAAACATTCAGCGTTGGAAAACTGGTTTACCGGAGTTAGATAATATTATCGGTGGAGGAATGCCAAAAGGACGAACAATAGAAATATTTGGTGCTGAATCATCTGGTAAAACAACACTTGCTTATCAAATGTGCGCACAACATGAAATGTGTTTGGATATTCCGATTGAAGGAACTTTTGATGCAGACAGAGCAAAGCTTTTTGGAAATACATCAAAACAAATGTTAGTATATCGTGCAAGGTATGGAGAGAAAGCTTTTAACAGGGCTATTAGGTTTGCAGAGGAAGGTATACCGTTGATTGTAATTGATAGTGTTCCATCTATGCAACCTAAAGATGATATTGACAAGATCAGAAAAGCAGTAAATTCAGATACAGAAACAGAAATGCGTATCGGTGGAGTTGCTAGACTGATGGACAAGTATTTACCGACATTAGAAGATGTGATTGAGCAAACAGGAACAACAGTCATTTTTATAAATCAGATTCGTGACAAAATGAATGCACTTCCGTTTGGTGACAATATACAGACTCCGGGCGGTCACAAGTTAAAACATTCCTGTTCATTGAGAATACAAGTCGCTAGAAAAGGTTGGATAGAAATACCAAATAAAAACCCTTGGAACACAGCCGCAAAGGAAAAGATCGGTTTAATCATGAAATGTAAAGTTGTGAAGTCAAAAGTATGTGATCCTATGGGAGAATGTGAAATTCCTATGTTTTTTGAAAGAGGTTTTGTAGGTTTTGAAAATCTGGAAGCTGTAAGAAAGGAAATTTTGAAAGAACATACTGAAAGGTATAAAAACTTATAATGCCTTTTTGGTTGATAATTTATAAGTGGCATACAGATGAAGGTATTGAACATAAATATTATTATCTGTATGCCGAAAACAAAACAAAAGCAATACAAAGATTCGTACAGTTGACAGATCTGAAAAGAAGTGATATAATATCAATAAGCAGAATCGAGGAATAAAGAAATGGGAATGTTAGACCAGATCAAAAAAGAAGCGGCAAGAAACGGAACAAAAATACAAAGCACAGAACAAAGGGATTTCGAAGCAAAGTTGAATCAGTTGTTTTACAAAGAAAAGAATATACAGAAGGAATTGCAGTTTTTGAAAACTGTTATGACAAGAGGACAGGAAACACAGGAACGAAAAGGTTTACACGCTTCTGCAATCATTGTATCAGATAACAAATTCTGTTATAGACAACAAGTGTTGAGTCTAATTTACAAACAAAAACAAGGTGAGCAAGTCAACGTAGGTTTAAGAAGGATTTTCGCTGAGGGTGATGCAATACATGAAAAGTGGCAGAGGTTATTTATTCGTGGAGGATATGCAAGCCCGTTTGATTTAGACAACACACAGTTTGCAGATGAATATGAGTTATCATTTACACCGGATATTATTTGTATGATTGATGGTACAGAAATGGTTGGAGAGATCAAAAGCGTAAACACATTTCAGTTTCAGAAAATGGTAAAAGAAAACAAAGAACATGAATCCGGTAAAAAACAGTTGAATCTATACATGGGTTTAACAGGTATTCATAAAGGGTTCACTTTGTGTGAAGATAAAAACACACAGGATTTTAAAGTGAATCTGTATGACTATGACAAAGCATCAGCTAGACCATATATAGAGCGCTTAGAGAATGTACAGAAGTATAAGAAGAATTTACTTGAAAAAGGAAAGCTTGTGAAAAGGCATGAAAAGTGTACTGGTTACACTTGTAAGATGGCAATGGCTTGTCCGATGCGTGAAGTATGTTATAATAAAAGGAAGGAGTTATTGTAGTAGTGGAATTTTTAATATTTATTGTTTTAACATTTTTTGTTTACATTTGCAATGTATTTAATTTATTAAATTTTTTTAATTTAGGGGTTGACAATTAGTCGCCCCTATGTTATTATAATATTACAAAGAAACAAGAAAACAAATATTGAAGGAGAACAAAACAATGATGAAATTTAAGATCGAGAAAGTAGCAAACATGGTTTTTATTACAAGTGAATGTGAAACAATTTTTAAAGCATGGAACGAAGAAGATTTTACAGAAAGAAAGCTGAAAAATGCAATGAAGAAAATTCAGAGCAATTACAAAGATAAGGTGATCTTTGAAAGAATGTTTTAAATTTAAAAATGTTATAAAGGAGAACAGATGTATGAAGGAAAAATCAAAAGTTGAAAGACAGGCAGAAAAGTGGCTGAAAGAAAATGGTTTTGAGTATGAAATTATAAAACAGTATATTTCAAAAACAATTTACCATGTTTTAAAAGAAGGAAGGGAAGAGTCATTACAACTTCCTATGACCGTAACAAATGTGAAATCTTATATGAATATGTTTAACAGGTCTTTTGAACTTGGAAGAGAAATTGAAAGAATGAAACACGAGAAAATATTGTAAAGGAGTAGTAATAAAATGTTAGTTCCGGCTATATTGTATAAAGATGAAATAGAAAATGCTTTTGCAAAAGAAATCTATACAAAAGAATATTTTTTTTATGCAGGATATGCACATTGTCATAGCTTTCCGCAAATAACAGCAGAAGATAACAAGTATCAATTTGCAATTATAGACGAACAGGAAAAATTGTTAGGTTATCTTGCTTATCAAGTTAATGCATCGGGAGATTGTGTTGACAAATTCGGTCTTTATTCTTTTTGTAAAGGACATTATCTTGTTGGAAAAGAACTTTTTAATAAAATGGAAGAACTTGTGAAAACATACCACAGGATTGAATGGAACATGATAAGCGGCAATCCAGTGAAGAAACATTATGATAGATTTTGTAAAAAGCACAATGGTAATATCGTAGTATTACATGATGTTTGTAAAGATGAAAATGGAAATTATCATGATGAATATATTTACGAAATTGTGAACAAATAGGAGAATAAAAGATGATAAAGCAATATTTGTTGGTTGATATAGGGCAAAAGATTTTTCTTGTGTTTAACTCAAAGAGGGAAGGGAACAAAGAAAACATAGTTTTACAATGTAGGGTAGACCATGCAGTTGTAAATGAAAAAGGTATTTCTTATATGTGTATACCAGAAAAGGTTATAAATGATAAAACAAAGGCAGTTGAAAAGTATACACATTATTTTAGATTCAGAAATTGTAATATTGATACTGGAATGAGGAAAGACGGAGATTATCCGGTATTTACAACAAAGGAAGTTTGTATTAAATGGTTAAAGAATTAGAGTGTGAATGGGAATATTCTTGTGAAGAATCATGTGCAGATTGTATTTATCTTGACAAAGAACGTAAACATAAAGCAAAGTATAGAAAATATTATATCTATGGTTGTAATTCGGAAAATGTTGATGCATATGTTCATGGTTGGATAACAAATGATAATGAATTAAAAACAATTGGTTGTGTTCATTGTAACATTTTAACAGTTGGGACAAGATTTGTTCATACTGGCAAAAATGGTTTATCAACAAATTATATGTATTGTGGAGCATACAGAACAAAAAGCGGTAAAATGCTTAGGTTAGTCAGACATGATGAATGTCAAGGATGTGTAGTGATGCCAGAAGACTGGATAAGAAAAAATAAAAAAGAAATAAAAGTAGTATTCCAGAATAAAGCGCAATTTAAAGAAAGCAAAAGAATAGCAAGACAAATGAAGGAGAATCTGTTGAAATATTGTGAGCTTATAAAATGGAAAGAATAATAATTGGTATTGATGAATCATATACAAGAACTGGAATAACTGTATTAAAAGGTGATGAAAGGCATCAGCAAGTATTACGAATGTTTGCAGTTGATTTTGAAGGATGTAAAACCAACACAGAAAAGAGAAAAGAATTAAAAGAGTGGTTGGAAGACACATTTAATCATTTTGGTAATAAAAATATTACAGTAATAGTTGAGAGAATCCGGTTACGTTCACAAGGTTTCTTGTCTGAAAACTATATCAAGTCAACAGGTGCTTTAATAGCTACTATTATAGACGTCTGCCAAGAAGAAGGCATTCCGGTTTACAGCGTTGATACAAGATCATGGAAAAGCCAAATAGTAGGCTCTAGCAAACCATTACAGAATCCTTATGGAATCAACCCAGAGAAATACCCAACTATATTGTACATCAAGCGTATAGGGTTATTAGAACGCATTATAAAGCCATATGAAGGTAGGGGAAAGAAAGGAATAATCCCTGTCAGAATCAAAGGTAAAAAAGTACCATGTGAGATCATAGACGATATAGCTGATAGTTATTGTATTGCTAAATATGGGTTTTTACCTAAATCAAAACAGAAATTGAAGGAGGAAAGGTTTTAATGCTATTGGAAAAGATAAAAAGCATATAGATCAAGGTTATATTATTCAAATTAAGCAGTGCATATATCAATTCGATGGTATATTCTATGAAATAACAATGTATGATCGTAATAATCATAAATGTGTATATGTATTACCAGAAGAAGATTTTTGCGAACGAGTTGTAATAATGTTGTTAGAAAGGATAAAAGAAGAACTTACAAAAATGTAAATAAAACAAAACATAAACAAAAGGGTTATAGAAATATAGCCCTATTTTTGTTGTAGAAATTTAAAACAATATGTTGACATTTGTTCTGTTATGTTATACAATATAATCAAACAAAGGTTGTGGAGTGGACACCAAAAAGGACGCAAACATCTAAGATGCAAATTTTTATTTATTTGTTTTATGATCTGAATTTCTTTGTATATATATTTATATATATATTTCTTTATATAATTTAAAATTAACTATTGACAAGTATATCTATATGTGTTACAATGTCTATAGTTAGAAAAATAAATACATTTTTTGAAGGAGTTTATAAACATGAAAAAGAAATATAACAACAAATATGAAGCAACATTATTTGAGTTTGAAAGCATTACTGATTTTGTAAATTATTTAAACAGTAATCCATTATTACATGACAAAAATAAATGCAGTTCTATTATGGGAACAAAAAGCTTTACAAATACAAAGAACTATGAAGAAGCAGAAGATTTACTATTACATGGTTGGAGTTATGGAACGGAACAAATAAAAAAGCAGATCAGTATTAAAACAAATAACAATACAACAAAAAAGAAAAATGTTTACAGTGTACAAGGTTTTCAAGCTTGTGTGCCAAGATATTTGCAAGGTTTACCGGATAGTATGATCTATAGCAAACAAATACCAATCAAAAACAAAGTAATTGTAATAAACAAAAACATTGGTTATAATTTTGGAACAAAAACAAAAACAATTCTGGAAGAATCTGTTAAGTGTTTGAAATGTGTACAAGAATTAGAGTCGCAAGGATATAAAGTACAACTGAATGTTATATTAGCTTTTGGAAATTATAATTCTACTAATTGTTGTTATGATAATAAATCAAAGTTAAACGGACTAATAGCAAAGGTATGTGTTAAAAAGGCATCACAAAGGTTAAATTTAAAACAAGTTGCTTTTCCATTGTTACATCCATCAATGTTAAGGAGAATGATATTTAGATTAGAGGAAATCATACCAGAATGTAAAACAGGATTTGTTGGAAAAGGCTATGGACGCTGTACAAAAGAATCACATGAAATATACAAAGAAATAATCAAAGGCGAGTATATGCTACCTATGATTGTGGATGAACAGGAAATTGTTGATATTGAAAAATACAAAGTACAGTAAAATAAACAGGGAAGTCAAAATAAATAAAAATTTTTCAAAAAGTATTGACTTTCCTGTGAAACTATGTTATTATAAATACAGTTAAAGGAAAACAAAAACAATTTTAGAAGGAGATCAAGAAAATGAAAAACGTATTAACTTTTACAAAAGTGAACAAAATGGATGAAGAACATGTTGAGTGTTTCGTTAGAATGGAAGATGGTTCTACAAAAAGAATCGTAAGAATGTTTAGAAAACATTCAAAAGAAGTTCGGCAGTTAAGAAACAAAGGAGTTTACTGTTTTGAAATTCAAGGAATCTTATACTGGTATGTATGTAACGGTTTAACAAGTGAAATGTTGGAATACAAAGAACCGGAAGATTTTAGAAGTGAATCAAGAAAAACAAACAACATTATCTGTAAAAAAGACAGAACCAATAGTGTTTCAATTCGTATTCCAGAAGTAAAACCAATTAAACAGCAGAAGGTTGAAACAAAGGTTGAGGATGAAACAAAAGAAGTAAGACACGAAAAATTTGATCTGATTAAAACTTGTATTGAAAACGATATTCCGGTTTATTTAGCAGGACAGGCAGGAACAGGAAAGAACTACACACTTGAACAAATCAGTTGGGAACTTGGTTTAGAGTTTTACTTTACAAATAGTGTTCAGCAGGAATACAAATTAACAGGTTTCATCGATGCAGGTGGTGTATATCATGAAACAGAGTTTTACAAAGCATTCAAGAACGGTGGAATTTTCTTCCTTGATGAAATGGATGCAAGTATCCCAGAAGTGTTAGTTTTATTAAATGCGGCAATCGCAAACAAGTATTTTGAATTTCCAAATGGAAAGATTAAGGCACATAAGAACTTTAGAGTTGTAGCCGCAGGAAACACAGTTGGAAGTGGTGCTGATGAAATGTACACTGGAAGAATGGTTTTAGATCAAGCTACACTTGATAGATTTGTAATTATCGAATTTGATTATGATAGAAACATTGAATTACATTTAGCAAAAGGAAACAAAGAACTTGTTGACTTTGTTAGAGAATTAAGAGCAGAAGCTAAAACAAATGGAATCAGAGCAACATTCAGTTATCGTTGTATTACGATGGTAACAAAGCTTGAAAAAACAGGAATGGATTTAAAAGACATCTTGTTAATTGCAGTATTCAAGGGAATGGAAAAAGATACCATTAATTGTTTTGTAGGAACAACTGGAAAGTACAAAGAAGCATTGAAAGAATTACAGAGGGTAGCATAAAGCTACCCCTGTTCTTTTATTAGATCAAAACTTTTTAAAATATTTTTACAAAAAGTGTTGACAAAGAACAAAACATGTGTTAATATATAATCACAAGGAACAAAGAAAACAACAAAACAAATTTAGAAGGAGAACAAAACAATGACAAAGGCAGAGAGAGAAGCAAAGAAAGCATACAAAAAGGATTTGATTAAACAGGGAATTGATAAAGAGGTAGCAGAAGTTATGGCAAAGGTTTTTGTTGAATATGGAATCGTTAAACCAGTTGTTAATAGTTTTGAATAAAAACAAAAAGGGGTTGACAAAACAACCCTTATATAGTAAAATATAATTACAAACAAGAAAGCAAAGTGTGAAGGAGATCAGAACAATGAAAAAATATGTAGAATTTGAAGCAAGACAAATCAAAATGGTTAAAAGAGGATTAGAAACAGTTCATGATGCAATAACTCTTTGTATTGCATATTTAACCTGCATGGTAGACAACGAAATAATAACAAGTGATAGATCAGAAGAAGAAACAACAAGAATGGTTGGAATGTTTTTATATTTAGAAATGGAACTGAACAACAAATAGAAAACAGAAAGGAGTATTTTAAAAATGTTTTTGGGAGGGTATAGAAAAACAAAGTGGCTAACAAATCTGTTAGCAATATGCCTATTCATCCTTACAGTGTTTGGAGGATTGAAAGTAGAAGCAAGGGAAGTCGTAGAAGTGCCTAGGGTGGACGTAATAGAACCGGAATCAGTAAAGGTAGAAGAAAGTACATCAAGTTATTTCTCTTCGTTATATGACACATTAGAGCCTATAAAAAGCAATGTGGAAGGGCTACAACTAAGCTATGAAGAAGAAGAAATGATAGCAAGGTTAATTATGGCAGAAGCAGAAGGAGAAACAGACATAGGAAAAATCCTAGTTATGAATGTTTTAATAAATCGTGTAAACAGTGAAGAATTTCCAAACACAATCAAAGAAGTTATTTTTGAGACAGGACAATTTGAATGCGTATCAAATGGAAGGTTTTACAGTGTACAACCCAATGATCTATGTTATGAAATCGTAGCTGATGCAGAATTGGAATACATAGACAATTCACAAGGAGCATTATATTTTTGTGAACAATCAGCAGATCAATGGCACAATGAAAATCTAAAATTTTTGTTTCAGTGTGGAAAACATAAATTTTACAAGTAGGTGAAATAATGTATATATTTCCTGTTTATTTTACAGAAAAATTAAAAATTGATTTCCTACAAAGGGTTATTTTGATACATAGTTTTCTGTATTATGAAAAAGATGAAAATATCATAAGTGACAAAAAATACGATGAAATAGCAAGACAGTTAGTTGTAATACAAGAATTAAAAACAAAGAACTGGGTAAAACAAAATACGCAGTATGGTTATGCGTTTTACGATTTTGATGGTTCAACAGGTTTTGATTTGTGGGAAAGGTTAAAAAGGAAAGACAGAAAATTTATATCTAGTATAGCAATGGGAGTTTTGAAGGATGCAAAGAAGGACAACAAAGTTTTACCGTAAGAATGAAGCAGAAGTGATGAAAGCAATAGGATTTGAACCAACAATAAATAGTGGTGCAGGATGGATACAGAAGGAAGACGGAGAGAATGACATTGCACTATGTCAACTAAAATCTACAGATCATCAAAGCATCAGCATTAAACAGGCAGATTTGCGTATATTGGAATACCATGCTGACATATCACATAAAGTTCCTGTTTTTGCAATACAGTTTTTAAACACTGGGGAAGTGTGGTTGATGGCTAAACCGGAGCACATCAAAATAAAAGGAATTAAAAAATCAGAACAAAATATTGAATTTAATGTTGACAAAACAGATAAAAAGGAATACAATATAATAGAAGGGCAAGGAAATGAAGCCCAAAAAGCAAGAAGCAAATTTTATGAACAAAGAATGAAGGAATCAGAAGAAATGGAAAAAGAACAGAAGGAAAGGAGAAAAAAGCAAACATGGAAAAGAAGTTCCAACAAAAAGGTGTAGCCGTATTTAATGGCATGACAGTATCACCACAGAAAGTAATTACATTAAAGTTCAAACTTCGATATGATGAAGTTGTTACAAGTGTGAATTTATTACAAGGATTAAATACAGACATTACAGTACATGCGAAGATCGGAACAGGAAAGGCAGTGAACCTTGGGATGTTCACGATTGGAGGAATCAGCTTTGACAGAGATGGAAATGCAGTCATTCCGTTTAAATCAATGGTTGACAATGTGAACATGGATAGCATTCAAGAAGTTCTGTCAGCAGATAAAGAAGAACTTATTCAGTTACGATTTATGGCAGTATTGGAATTGCCAGTAAATGAAGAAGAATAAAACAAAAAATTTAAAATAGTTGTTGACACAGAACAGAAAATGTGTTAATATAAAATTACAAGGTAAAAGCCAAAAGAAAACAAATAAAAAAAAGAAAAGGAGAAAACAAAAATGGCAAAAGTAACAAACGAACAGATTATTGAAGCAATGGAGATCATTCTTGCAAAACTGAAAGCAGAGAATGTATCAGAGGAAGAAGAGAAACAGGTTGAGAAGAAAGTAGAACCGAAACAGAAGGAAACAAACAAGCGTGGAAGAAAAGCAAAGGAAAAAGAAGTAGAGCCAGAGGTTGAGGAAGATGCAGAAGAGGAAGAGGACGAAGTACAGTCTTATGATAGCATGACTTCCAAGGCACTGTATGCACTGTGTTGTGAAAGAGGAATTTCTTCTAAGTGCAAGAAACGTGATAAAGCAAGCCTTATCGCAGTTCTGGAAGAGAACGACAAGAAAGGTAACACAGAGGATGCAGAGGACGATGATTGGGATGACGAAGAGGTAGAAGAGCCGAAGAAAGACCCATATGCAGGAAAGACTGCAAAAGAACTCTACGCAATGTGCAAGGAAAGAGGAATCAAGGTTCAGCCGAAGAAAGATGCTGAAAGCTATGCAAAGCTGTTAAAGAAAGCAGATGAAACAGAAGCGGAGTCTGAGGATGAAGATGATGACGATGACGAGTGGGAAATTTAATAAATATCTGTAAGACAAGATCAGAGGGCGGCAACACAAAAAGCCGCCCTTATGTTGGTATAAGGGGTATATAGATGAAAACAGAAGAATTATTAAACCTTGATTGTACAAAGGAAGAAAACATAAAAAAGCTGAATCGTTTTTTGTATAAGATCAAGCCACTGGAAAAGGTTGCAACAAAACATGGTTATAATACAGAGCAAAACAAAATGTTAGGAATGGAAGTGTTAGAAGAAGTTCTACATGGGCTTTGTTTGCACTATGGTTATATGCATCAAGGTATTTGTGTTTATTATGAACACGAAACTGATGAAAGTGGAAAGAACAAAAATAAACGTTTTGTGTTTTATAGAACATCAGTTATAACACCAGATAGACAGTGGGCTGGCGAGGTATATGGGAAAACTTTATGGGAAATCATGGCAAAGATTATTGTAAAAATCTATGTCGACATTAAAAGTAAAAAGGGGTAAAGGGTATGGCAGTTTTTTATACAGATGGTGCTTGCAGTGGAAATTCTGGTGCAGGTGGTTGGGCGATTGTTCAAATTGTGAAATGTTCAGAAGGGTATAAAACAAAAATCGAATCTGGAAACAAAACCAAAACAACTAATAATGAAATGGAATTAACAGCCGTTTATATGGCATTAGTAAAATCCTTGAAAGAAAAACAGAAAAAGGTGACAATATATAGTGATAGTGCTTATGTTGTGAATGCAATAACAAAAGGTTGGTTACAGAACTGGAACAGAAATGGATGGAAAACAAAAGAAGGAAGGAATGTAAAGAATCAGAACATATGGCTTAAAATGTACAAGCTAATCTATGAAAAAGGAATGGAAGTACAGATTAAACGTGTGAGTGGTCACAGTGGGGATTTATTTAATGATTTAGCTGATAAGTGCGCAGTAAAAGCAAAGAAAGCTATCATGGAAGGGTAGGAATCAAATCATGGTCATATGTGAAAAGATTTATATAAAAAAGTTTTCTGGAAGAACAACAAAGGATGCTTATTTAGATGCATGCAAATGGGTGTCAACAAATTTTATTGCAGTGAATAATTGCGAACATATTTTATACAAGATCGAGAAAGAACAAAGAAACGAAGTAAAGCTAATTATCTATGTAGCAGAAGAGGAAAACGAAATATTAAAACAGAATTGTGAAGTGTGTAAGGAAATGAATAAACATTTTTATTTGAAGGAAAATGCATATATGTGTTATACGTGTAAGATCAACCCATATAGGGAACGCATGAAAGAAAAATTGAAAAAGATTGCAGAATCAATAAAGGGGAGGTTAATATAATGATTAGAAATTTAGGAAATTTGTTTGAGATGGTAGGTGGAACGGCAATTGAAATGTTCGGTGAAGCCTATGCAGAAATCAAAAAGAACATTGGAAAAATTGTATTGCTGTTACAAATTCTTATTCCTGTATATCTTGCAAAAACTTGTGAAGGAATTTTTGAAATGTTATATCTGTCCTGCATATGGGTTTTTATTCTTGCGTTGTTAAGGAGAATTGATTGGAGAGTCAACAGGAAAAACAAAGATGGTCTACCATTGCCGCCCTGTAGACTAACAGAAGCGAATGAAGATATGGTCTATCTGATACCGGACAGAGAGGAAGAAGCGGTGATCTATTTGAACGAATTGGAAGAATATCTGAAAAGAAGGAAGCTGATTGAAAATGTTGAAAAGCCCATGTAGTAAAGAATGCAAGGAAAGGAATCCAGAGTGTCATATTTCTTGTGATAAATACAAGGAATTTTCGGAAGAAAGAAAAAAGATCAGTGAGAACAGAAGAAAAGAAAATTTGACATTTGACCCATTAAAAGACAAAAAGATGAAAAGATGGAAAAAGGATAAATAATTTTGTTGACAAACACATACGAATGTGATAAGATAAAGTAAAGGATAAAAGGTGAGTCAAGCGGATAGTTGACTATAAGTGGTAGCCGTAAAAGGTGAAATGCCTACCAATTAGCTGATCGAATCAGCATCATATAAGGAGCATAGCCGGAGGAAACTTCGGCTTGTTCTGCATTTAAAACAAAGACAAAAGGAATGGGAGGAAATATGGCAAGAGGAACAAAAGGTGCGGAACTTACAAAAGCACAAAAGGAAAACCTAGCAAGAAACAATTTTAAAAATAGATCGAAGGAAGAAATGGCAGAAATTGTTAGAAAGTCAAAAGAAGCAAGGAAACGGAACAAAACTGAACAGATGGAATTACAGAAATGTATGAAAACACTTTTGACTATGGAAGTTCGTGGAAATAATCAAAGGGAAGTTTTAAGAAAGTTTGGTTTTACGGATGAGCAGATCACAAACAAAACATTACTTATGGTTGCACTATTTCAAAAGGGAATCACAGGTGACGTTGGAGCAATCAAGGAAATTGTTAACATGATGGAAAAACTTGATATGTTCAACACGAGCGGAAAAGTACAAAGTAACGTAATTATCAATTTAATGCCAGTAGGGGAACAATATCAGCCAAATGAAAAGGACGAGCAGGACATCTGGGATGTGGAAAATAGTTCTGAGTGGATGGAGGAAGAAAAAAATACTGAATGGAATACAGATGCAGGAGACTGGGGAAGGGAAGTATATGACCCAGATTAGCCATTTGAATAGTAAAGCCAAGTATTTACCATCTGAAAAAGTAAATAGTCTAAACGAGGCTTGTAGGGGGCTTAGAAAAGGTATGGAAGCAAGAGAAATCATGTGGAATGAGTTAGAACAGTACCAGAAAACTGGATGCACAGCAGAACAAATTGTTTGGTTATTGGAAAAGTTAAATGGTATGTGTTGGTTATGTGAACATGGAAAATGTTACTATCAGAAATTAGAAACATTTAATGGATTGAAGAACATAAGGTTAACAAAATGTGATCTGAAAATGCAAGGTAAAAATGTAATAGCAAAGAACCGAATTGAAGGTTGTGAATGTTGGGAATTAAAGAAAAATATTGAAGAAACTATTGACGAACAAAATCAAATATAGTATAATATATTATATAATAAAGGGGTGAATGAAATGCCAGAGATAACAGGGCATGAAAAGAATTTAACACCATATCAAAAGTATGTTCAGAAGTATGCAACAAAACATAAGTTAAGTTATGAAGAAGCAGAGAAAACAAAAATATGTCAGATTGTAAAAGAACAGTATGAAAGAAAACAAAAAGAAACAGCAAAGTGGGATATATCAGCAAATCAAACAAACAAAGAAGGAGAATGAAATAAATGGAAAATCTATATAATGTGTTTAACATATTAACAGGAGAACAAGTATTAGACCAAGTACCTAGTTCTAAAGTTTCAGAAACAATTGGAATAAAACAAAAGTCAGTAGCAACATATGCATGGAGTGGAATTAAATACAAAAGTATATATGCAATTGAACAAATACCACAAGAACCAGAAATGGATAAAAAAGATGCAAATTTAGGAACATTTAGAGTAGAATGGGACGAAGTGACAACATATTTAAGAAGTAAAATAATCTGGTGTAAAAAAGGAACAAAAGGTGCAAGAAAAATATATCTGTCACATAAGTAAGACCATGTAAAATATATACCATAACAATAGTTTTTGAAACAAAGAATGAAACAATTAAAACAGGAGGGGAACATAGTGGATAAAATAAATATTGTTTATCAGAAGATCAGTGCATTAAAACCATATAAGAACAATGCAAAGAAACATAATAAAGAACAGGTAGAAAGAATTGCAGAGAGTATTAAGCAGTTCGGATTTACTCAGCCTGTTATTGTAGATCAAAATAATTGTGTTGTAGCAGGACATGGTAGAATCTTAGGAGCAAAGAAAGCAGGTTTAAAAGAAGTACCAACAGTATGTCTGGAAGACTTAACGGAAGAACAGATCAAAGCATATAGATTGATTGATAACAAATTAAATAAATCAGAATGGGACTGGAATTTATTAGATGAAGAATTGGAAACATTATTGGATTCTGAAATCAATATGGAAATGTACGGATTAACATTGGAACAATTAGAAGATGATCTTGCAGAAGAAAAAGGAGAAACACCTTTTACAGAAATATTAAATGAGGAAAACAATTATATTGTATTAAAGTTTGAAAACAAAGTTGATTGGATAAATGCAATGGGATTGTTAGGAATTAAAAAAGTAAAATCATATGAAACAAAGAAAGGCGGAAATAGTAAAACCTTCGGAGATCGTGCAGGAGTAGGAAGAGTTATCGAAGGAGTAAAAGCGATAGAGAGGTTACAAGGACATGAAAGTTAATGGAAAAGAAATTGTTATTTGTTGTCCGAGTTATAAAAGACCAAGAGTTGAAACATTAAGTTATCTTCCATTTTGTAAAGTTTATGCTGCGCCAGAAGAATATGAAAAGTATTTAGATGCGAACCCAAAACACAATGAAAATATTATCAAGTGTGACAAAGGCATACAGGGTAATGTGGCGAGGGTTCGCAATTATATTTTAGAAAAAGAATTTGAGAATGGCGCAGATGTTGTGTGTCTAATTGATGATGATATGAAAGGCATATTTCATTTTGAAATGTCAGAAGATAAAACATACGCTTATGAAAAAGTAAAATTAAGAAAAGAACAATTTTTTGATTTTTTATATAGATATTCTGTTTTGTGTGAAGAATGGGGCTACAAAATGTGGGGTGTTAATTGTAATTCGGATAGTATGTGTTATAGACATTATTCTCCATTTAGTACAACATCAATCATACTTGGCCCGTTTTGTGTGTTTTTAAAAGGAAATGAATGCAGATACGATGAAGAATTACCATTGAAGGAAGATTACGATATGTTCATACAAAATTGTAATAAATACAGAGGTGTGTTGCGTTTGAATAAATATCATTATAGTTGCAGACAATCAGAACAAAAAGGTGGATGTGCAATATATAGGAATATGGAAAGGGAAAAAGAACAGTTTGAATTGTTAAGAAAAAAATGGGGAAGTAATATAGTAAGGTTGGATAGATCAAATAAAGGAAGAACAAAAAAAGAAAAGAAATATATTGACTATAATCCCATTATTAAAATACCAATCAAAGGAATTTAAAAAATGATGTGTAATAAAGTTAGACCATGCTCATTTTAGTGAATATCTGGTAGAAAGTTGTCGTTGTTGTATTGAAGAAAAATAAAAATATTTTTAAAAACCTATTGACAAACATACGAATATAGTGTATTATATAATTACAAAGTAAAGGAAAGAACAAACAAGGATAAAACAGTAAATGGGAAAGCTATACTCGCCAAGATGGTTTCAAAGTATCATCGCTCTATATGGAAAAGCAACCTTGTAAGTTCTTTCTAAGAAAACAAAACATTGAAGGAGGAACAAAGAAATGAAGTATTCAGAATTATTAGGTATGGTAGATATTGCAAAAAGAGTTATCGGAACAAAAGAAGCAAAAGAACAGGTTATTGCAAATATTTATATATCTAAAATGTTAGGAATGATTATAGAAGATCAGAAAAAAGTTTTGGTAAATAAATTAACAAAATAAAAATAAAGTGTTGACAAACACAGAATAGTATAGTACAATAAAGACAGTTAAAGAAAAGAGAACAAATTAGAAGGAGAGTAAAACAATGAAAATGGCAGAAGGATGGCACAAGATTAAAGGTTATGAAGTGTATACAAACGAAAAAGGTTATGTAAGATATGGAGTATCAGCAGATGGAAATAGAACAATTTATCCATATAGAAAAACTCCTTGTGGATGTTGGAATTTAGACCAGTGTATGAGTATTGGAGCATTTTCTAAAGCAGTATCGAGAGGAAACGTAGAAATGTTCTAAATGATATGTGAAGCGATAACACCTAAAACACCTAACCTAATAGCATTGTGAACGGGTTATATGCCACGTTATTGAGCCGTATACAATCGAGCCACCTACATTGGAGATATAGGAGCAATGCTATTTATGATGGGCTATCGCCAAGTGGTAAAGGCACATGACTTTGACTCATGTATCATTGGTTCAAATCCAATTAGCCCAGTTGAAACAAAAAAATAAAACAAATAAAGAAAGGAACGAATAAAATGGAAGTAAATGAAAACAAAACAGCATCTGAACAGATCATGAAGGAGTTGCAGGAAATAAGAAAGGAAAATAAAGAACTAAAAGAAGCATTAAAATTATCTTTGATAAATCAAGCTACGATTATGGAAGAAATGCTTGAGAAAGCAAATGAAGAAAATAATAGTAAAAGCTTTACTACTTTAAAGCTTGCAATCTTTTCTACATTTAGAGAATTGGATGATTTGAAAACAGAAGATGAAAAGAAAGCAGAGTCGGATGATGGAATCAAAAATTTCATCAATGATTTTATTAAGTTATTTGGATAAAGCTTGACGAACATATGTTGAATATGATACAATATAAAAGCAGGGAGCAAATAGAAGTTCCTTGCTTTTGTAATATAACAGAACAAATGAAAGGAAGGAAACAAAGATGCAAGCGCAAGTAGAAGTATCAAACAGATTTGCTTCTTTTCTTACAGATTGGGATTATGAACAATATCTATGTTTCGGCGGTTATGGAAGTGGTAAAAGTTATGCAATCGCACAGAAAATTGTAATAAAACTGATGCAGGAAAAACGTACTTGTCTGGTTGTTAGAAATGTCTTTGATACAATCAAGGAATCATGTTTTGCATTGTTTCGAACAGTATTACAGTCAATGGATATGCTTTCCGAAGATGCAACATTGAGAAACAGATACAGAGACGGAAAAGCAATCATGATACAATCGCCTATGGAAGTTCGTTTTCCGAATGGTTCAAGAATCATATTTAAAGGTATGGATAATCCGGAAAAGATCAAGTCAATTCATGGAGTCTCTATAGTGTGGTTAGAGGAATGTTCAGAGATTAGATATGATGCGTATATGGAGTTATTAGGACGTGTCAGAGAGCCAAAAGTTACATTGCACTTTATCTTGTCATGCAATCCTGTAGGGAAAGAAAACTGGGTATACAAAACATTTTTTGTTCGAACAGATGAAGAAGGAAACGAACATATTATACAAGACGAAAGGGAAGTATATAGAAGAAGGACAATCGTAAACAAAAACAATGGAGTATATTATCATCATAGTTTGCCGGATGACAACCCATTTTTACCAAAGAGTTATTTGAAGCGTTTAGACAGATTGAAGGAGACGGATAAACGACTTTGGGTTGTGGCAAGGTGGGGAAGATTCGGAGCAAGCGGAACAAGAGTATTACCAAATTTTGTTGTAGCAAAGGATGCAAAACAATTTGTAAACAAGGTGAACAGCATACCATCAAGGCTTCACTACTTTGGTTTGGACTTTGGTTTTGAAACATCGTTTAATGCACTTGTAAGCTGTGCTGTTGATGATGCAGAAAAGATTTTATATATTTACGATGAGGTATATGTTAATAAGATCACGGATGATAAATTCTCACATCGTGTTGATGTGAGAAAGGTAGCAGAAAGGGCAGAAAGGTGTGGAAAATCAATTTGTGCAGACTCGGCAGAACCAAAAGCAATACAGTTTTACAGACAAGAGGGTTTTAACATTTATGCATGTAAGAAATATGCAGGAAGTAGGTTGCAGAACACAAAGAAGATGAAGCGGTTTAGAAAGATTGTTTGTTCTAAGAAGTGTAAAAATGTTATTCGTGAATTAAAGGATTTAACGTATAAGAAAGACGAAAACGGTAATGTTATTTATGACGAATTTAACATTGACCCACATACGCTTAGTGCTTTGTGGTATGCACTGGATAATTACACAGTAGCAGATTTGAAGGAAATTAAACCGAATACGAAAGCAGGATGATGAAATGACAAATTTGAAAAGAGCAATCAAAAGTGTAAAAGATGTACAGAGTTTACAATGCCAGAGTTTGACAGATGATTATATGATCGGATTGTATAATGGCTTAGAAATGGCATTAGCAATTATGGAAGAACGAGAACCAAATTTTGAAGTTTGTTCGCATAATCCAGAGATCATTGAAAACGATGAAAAACAAGAATCTGGAAGGACGGTTTGCAGTGGTATAAAAAGAAAAACGTAATTTGTTTTGAAAAAGGGTGATATAATGAGCGAAGCAGAAATGGTAGGATTTACAGTTATAGCCTTGACCACATTAGTCGGATTGTTTTTGGCAATCTATAAACCTTTGAACGAAAACACAAAAGCAATGACATCATTGACTGTAATGGTTGAGCAATTAACATCAAGCATGGAGCATTACAAAGTCGATTTAGAAGAGTACAAAGAAAAGGTTCGCCAGAGTCAACAGCGGCAATGGGACAAGTTAGACGAACACAGTTGTCAAATTGCAAAACATGACATTGAAATTGAAACATTAAAAAAAGGAGGAAGGGAAAATGAAAAGCATTAAAATCAATATTCCGGTTAGAATGAAAAATCCGGTGTTTTGGGTGCAAGTGTTTGGAGCGTTTTTATTAAGTGCACTAACATACAATCAATTACAGCCGCAGGATTTAACGACATGGGAAGGACTGGTAAATCTGATTGTTGGTGTGTTTAAGAATCCATATTTGCTATGTCTGTGTCTATGGAGCGCATGGTCTGCATTCAATGACCCGACAACAAAAGGCATTGCAGATAGTGAAAACGCATTAAGTTATAATGAGCCTAAATAGGGAGGACGAGAAAAATGGCAAAAGTATTTTTAAGTGCAGGGCATGGAGGAAGTGATCCGGGCGCAGTTGGTAATGGAATCAAAGAAAAAGATGCAAATTTATACATTTTGTTAGGATGTAGGGATGTTTTGGTAAAGCATGGAGTTACAGTAGTATGTAGTAGAACGAAAGACGAAAACGACCCAGTAGGACAGGAAGTGAAAGAAGCGAATGCAAGCGGAGCAGATTTAGCAGTAAGTTTTCATAATAATGCAGGTGGTGGTGATGGTTATGAAGCTTATTGCATTTTAACAAATGCAAACGCAGTAAAACTTGTGAACATTGCAACAAAATATATTAACGCAATGGGACAGAATAATCATGGAAATCCGTTAAAATCTGGTGCAAAACTTTATTTTGTGAAGAACACAAAAATGACATCTGTTTTGTTTGAAACATTTTTTGTTGACAGCAAAGATGTTGAGTTTGGAAACACAGAAGAAAAACAGAGGTCAATTGGTGAAGCATATGCAAAAGCAATTTTGGAGTATTTTGGAATTGCAGAGATCAAGGAAGAAGTAAAAGAAACCATCAAAGTTGAAACAGAGAACGAAAGTAGTTCTGAGTCTTTCCTCGTCAGAATTAAATCCGATGATTTAAGTATCAGAGAGGGTGCAGGGACGGAGTATAAGAAAGTAGGAGCAATTACAGATAATGGTTCTTATACCATTGTTGAAACAAAGAAATCAAAAGACGGTGGAACGTGGGGCAAATTAAAATCTGGTGCAGGATGGATTAACATTTCTGAAAGATATGTTGCGAAAGCATAATAACAAATTGGTGGGAATAAAATCCCACCATTTTTGATAAAGGGGTGAAAGAATGGCAATAAAGAAAAGTGGTGTTTCTGTTGAGGTTAGCAAAGCGTTAACAAATTTTCCCTATTTTGTTTTGAGAAATGAACAATTGACAGGAATCAATTTGTATACGGCAGAGTTAAGAGACATTCAGCAGAATTATATTGATTATAAGAAGGGTGCTGATTTCTATACAGAAGGAAGTTCTGGAGATTATGTTCCCTCACAAATGAGATATAAGCTATCAAAAGTTCTGATTGATAAAGAAGCAAGATTTATGTTTAGCCAAACACCAGATATTAACATATCTAGTTTTGGTGCGAATGATTCGGACAGTGACCAAGTTGAGCAGTATAAAAAGATTATTAACAAGGTATGTGAAACAAGCCATTTCTCAAAGATTCTGTTACAAAGTGCAAAAGATTGTTTTATAGGCAAAAGGGTTGCTTGTCTTGTGGATATGTCCGAAAAAGGTATTCGGATTCATTTTTATAACAGTTTGCAGTTTTATTATGAAACAGAGTATGGAAGCGAAGATCTAACAAAGTTTATTAGTTTTGAAAACGTGAATGAATCAAAAGCACAGAAAGAACGTTTATATTTAGTAAATCGCTATGAACTGGTAGAAGGAGCAGTTTACATGAGTTCTATATTGTACAACGGTTCTGGTGTTGTGGTGGAAGAATATATTGCAAATCATGCAACAGATTTACCGTACATTCCGGCTGTTATCATTGTGAATGATGGAACATTACAAGACAAAAAAGGTGTTTCTGAAATTGATGATTTATCAGATTTTGAAGGAGGGTACAGCAGATTAGCAAATGGAGATATAGACAGCGAAAGAAAAGGAATGAACCCTATTCGTTATGTTGTAGACATGAATCCAAATACAACTGTAAACCTTCCGTCTGGTGCGGGTGCTTTCTGGGATTTAAAACATGATTTGAATATTAACGACCCATCACCGCAGGTTGGGAAAATCTCGCCAGACATGAATCATTCGGAAGCAGTGAAAACAACATTGGATAGAATTAAAACAACAATGTACAGTATTGTTGATGTGCCTAACATCAGTGAAGAAACAATGAGCGGTACAATCACAAGTGGAAAGGCATTGAAAGCATTGTACTATCCTTTACAAGTTCGTTGTGATGAAAAATTGAAAACATGGAAACCTGCATTATGTTTTGTTTTTCGGACAGTAATTGATTTAGCACTGTTGAATATGGAATTGTCTAAACAAATCTATATTATTGGAGATTTAAAGCCAGTACAGTATGATATTGAAGTGGTTGAAAATTATGCACTGATGGAAGATGAAGAAGAAGAAAAACAAAATGATATGGCAGAGATTGCAACAGATACCAGATCAAGGTTATCCTATTTGAAAAAGTGGAGAAC